AAGTACTATTGACCATTTACACGAGAACAAACATAAAGCTAAACTTTATATGTATAAATTAAATTCAGATAAATATTCTTTACCTTTGACAACAGAAGAGCTTATGCAAGCAAATACAGCCGAAGTAGATGACACAGGTTACAACATTACACAACACACAGAAGAAGAACTACAAGAATATCAAACGTGGAACAATCTTTCAAAAGAACAAAGAAAGAAAAAAATTAGAGAGATGATGAAAGAAAAAGGGCTATGAAAATAAAAAAAGTAAAACTTTCAGAAATTTCAAAAAACAAAAAATTAAGTTTATCGCCAAAAGATTACATTAAGAAAGATAAATAATGAATAATTCAATTAAACAGCTAGACAAAGCCCCCGATTTTAGACATTTTATAACTAAAAGAAAAAAAGACGCTGAATGTGGGGTCTGTTTAAGGGTTTTAAGAGCTGGCGATCTAGTAAAAGCTAAAGTTGTGGACGGTGTTTTAAGAACAAGCATTTTATATTGTCCAACAAAAACACCTCATATAGATAGCGCTAATGAATATAGAGAATATTTAGTAAATGTTTTAAGTGTAGAAGAAAATAAAGAATATTCAGTAGCATATATAGAAAAAGAAGTACATAATTGGGAACTACACAGAGTAAGACGAGGTTATCTTACTCTACCAAATGTAAAAAAACTAACAAAAGCTCACAGAAAAGCTTGGAATGATTATTGCGACTATCAAGTTAAAAAACTACAAAAAGAATATGCAGATTTAAGACAACAACACAAACAAGAAGAACAAGAAATTAGAAATAAAATTGTTGAGATAGAATTAGATAAAAATGAGTAAAGATTTAAGAGAAATCTATGAAAGAGCAGAACAAAATGCTAAAAATAGAAAAGATCCAGATTTTAAGCTACATTCTATACCTTATAAATTAGAACTAGAAATAAAATCTAATTATGATAGCGAAAAAATCAAAGAAATAACCAATATATTTACTGAAATGTTACAGGACTTTATTAATGTAGTAAAAGAAGATTTTGATACAAAAGAAGAGATTATAGTAAAAAACATAGAATTAAACGGAAATTCTGTTTCTTACAAGTATTATAATAAAAATTAACACAAAGGCCCCCCTTTTGTGTACGTAAGGCCCCAGACTAGCAATAGCTTGGGGCTTTAACGTTTATATTATTTAATCTAAGATTTGTAATGCTATCGATCCTTAGTTAAAGTTAATACTATAAATCAATTCCTAAAGGGGGAAAAATGAATAGGAAACAAAGAAGAAAAGCTAAATCTAATAAAAAAGGTTTAGCTTTAGCTCATCAAAAAACAAGTAGAAAAAGAAGAGGGGGTAAATAATGGGCGATAGAGCTAGAGTCGTATTTAAAGACTTATTTAAAGACGACAAAGAAGAAAATATAAGCCCAGCAATTTATTTACACTGGCAAGGTTCTAGTGTAATGGAATTGCTTGAAGAAACTAAAAAACAAATGGACGGAAGAAGCGATTGCGAATACGTTTCTGCTCGTTTTGTGCAGGTATGCGCTAACAATTTGGAAAGCAAAAATTTAAGTATCGGCATAATGAATGTTGATAACTTAAATCAGTTTGAATTAGACAATGCTGATGACGACAATGGTGTCTTTATTGTTTCATTACCTAATTGGACTGTAACAAAAACTACAAAAACAAGAGAGAAAATAAAAGAAGAAGTAGCTCATGTCTGGTAACTACATTCATGAGCCAATATTAATAACTAAAAAGCCTACGGCCCCTGTATTTAGAGGGGCTGAGGCTCAAAGTTATTATGAAAGATTATTTAAAGGCGAAGTTGTTTGTGGAATGGAAAACAGAAACATAAGAAAATTAGTCTTTAAATTTAAAAAAGAATTAAAAATGCCTATTGAAACTTTAGCTTGTGATTGCGACTATAAGAATAAGCACAAAGCATATTATTTTGAATGGGCTTTGAATGAAAGGATAGCAACATGAACGTCTTAGAACTTTTTGCAGGTAGTTGTAGTTTTACAAAAACAGCATGGGAATTAAACAAAGCTAAAATAGAAATGGGTTTATGGAATGCAGATTTCTATAACACTTTTACTACTGATTATAAACAAAATCCAGATAATTCTATTGACTTTGTAGTTGATATATTTGACTTTAAATATAAAGACTTACCTAGCATAGATATTATTTGGGCAAGTCCACCATGCACTTTTTTTAGTGTGTCTAGCATAGGTCATCATTGGAATAAGGATCATACGCCAAAGACTAAAGAAGCAGAATATGGAATGGCTATTGTTGAAAAAACAATAGAAATAATTGACTATTTGGGGCCTCAATTCTTTTTTATAGAAAATCCGAGAGGAAAATTAAGAAAATTAGACATAATGAAAGACATTCCAAGAAAAACAGTTACATATTGCCAGTATGGAGAAAATAGAATGAAACCTACTGATATATGGACAAATCTTGATTGGGAGCCAAAACCAATGTGTAAAAACGGCGATAGCTGTCACGAGTCGGCACCCAGAGGAAGTCGTACGGGTACTCAAGGAATGAAAAATGCTTACGAGAAATCAAAAGTACCACACGAGTTATGTAAGGAATTACTACTTTTAAGTCATAAATCGTTGATTTAATTTAATTAGTATATATTATGAGCTTATGGCTAATAACAAACCTTATAAACTCTTAGACACCCAACTAACAGAACGTTTACTAAACGCAATAAGATTAGGCTCTTATATTGAGCATGCTTGTTATTACGCAGGAATAAATGCAAGTACCTTTAGAATGTGGCGTAAAAAAGCAACAGAGGGAATTGAGCCTTATAAGTCTTTTTGGGTTGAAGTTACTAAAGCTGAAAGTGAAGCGATCGTTAGAAGATTAGGAAGAATAGAAAAAGCAGGACAAGACGGCAATTGGCAAGCAGACGCTTGGGTTTTAGAACGTAAATATCCAGATAAATTTGGTCGTAGAGATAGACTAGAGCTATCTGGGGACCCAAACGCACCTATAGAAATTGAATTAAATTGGTCGGACGGCGCTAAATTAGACCGAGAAAACGAAATAGTAATACAGAAAAACGAGGAAGAAGAATGAAGCAGGGTTTTGTAGAACATTCAGGAGAAAGCGATAGCGTTGAATGGTACACACCACCCAATATTTTTGAAATACTTGATTTAGAGTTTGATTTAGATCCAGCAAGCCCAGAAAATAAGCCAGAATATATTCCTGTTAAAAACTGGTATTCAATAAAAGATAATGGTTTAGAAAAAGATTGGTATGGTAGAGTTTGGTTAAACCCACCATACAGCAGAAAAGAAATGGGTTTATGGTTAGAAAAATTTATAAATCACGGAAACGGAATTGCTTTATTATTTAATCGTAGCGACACTAAATGGTTTCATCAATGGGCTATTAAATCAGACGCTATATTGTTTAAAAAAGGGAGAATAAAGTTTTTATTAAACGGGGAAGGGAAAGGATCATCTCAAGCGCCAAGTATTTTTCTTGCTATGGGGGAAGAATGCTGTAATGCTATTAAAAAGTTTGAGGGATTATATGTAGATTTAAGGGAAAAGAATGATAATACACTATAAAAAAGGTAAAACAGACGTTTATAGGTTTAAAGCTAAAGATTTTGATATGTTACTTCCTGCTATGTATGATGTTAAATTTGAGGAAATAACGTCTAAAAACTCTAAAATAGCGTCTTAAAAAAAGAAAGCAATACAACAGCTAATTACTTCAATACTGTTTTTAATGCTGTATATCGTTATATTTAACAGCAATGGAACAGTAATGCTACCAATACTGTTTCTAATGCTTTTTTAAGACTTTCATTACTAAAAAACGCAATAGAATCAACGTCAGCAATACAGCAATAACACAGCCTAATGCTTTAATACTGTAAAAAACAGTGTCTAATGCTGTAAATACAGTATTATTATCAGCATTGAAGCAATACACTGCTTTATTACTGTAGATTATGGAAACTGAATTAAATAGCGATATAAACACCAGAAAGTATAAGGTTACACTACCTCAATTACATGAGGGACAAACAGAAGTAGCCATGAGTAATGCACGTTTTAAAGTCTTATCAGCAGGCAGGCGTTGGGGTAAAACAAGATTAGGCGTTTGGTTATGTTTAGAAAAGGCATGGCAAGGAAAAAGGTCTTGGTGGATAGCACCAACATACGCTATGGCTTTAGAGGGTTGGAAAGATTTAAGAAATATAGGTGTTGAATACGGAACAGTGATCAAAGAAAGTGAAAAAACTATTATTACGCCAACAGGTGGTATGGTTTCAATACGTTCAGCAGACAATCCAGATAGATTAAGAGGTGCAGGGCTTGATTTTGTTGTGCTTGATGAGTGCGCTTTTATGAAAGAAAACACATGGGCAGAGGTAATAAGGCCTACGTTAACAGAGAGGCAAGGTGGAGCTTTATTTATTAGTACACCAAAAGGTTTTAATTGGTTTGAAAAGATATTTCATGACGCAGAGAATAGAGATGATTGGGAAAGGTGGCAATTACCTACTTCTACTAATCCGTATGTTCCTGGATCTGAAATAGA